AAATCTATTGAAATAGAGTGTACAAAACATTCAAAACGACCCTTGTTTGTGCTATAATATATTGATATGTTTTATCGGTTGAAAACACCAGTAAATACAAGGTTTATTTGGTAATCGTCAATAAATCCGTCAAAAATTCTAGCCGAAAATTTTAGACACACTATCATGTGCCTTTAATCTCATTTCATCGGTATAGTGAATGTACGTATTAATGACTGTATCGACAGTATCACCTAATAAGGATGCTACTGTTTTTATATCTACACCATTTGCCAATAGCCTTGTAGCATAGGTATGTCTTAAATCATGGATGGATGTATTCGGTAAGTATCGTTTAATCATTACCGATACTGCACCAGTACCGCCAGTTGGATTGTTGAATAGATATAATCCGCTGGTGGTATTTTTATATTCAAGTAGTATATCAATCAGTATGGGTGGAATAGGTATTTTTCTGTAGCTGTTTTTTGTTTTTAGATTGCGGATCATATATGTACTTTCACCACTATAAGCGAATTGTTTATTCACATCAATAATAGCGTTATCTAAATCTATATCATCCCATGTAAGACCTAAGATTTCGCCATATCTCATCCCTGTATAAGCAGCAATGGAACACACGATATAGTATTTGTAGTTATGGCCTTTTAACGATGCTAATAGGTGTGTTACATCATCTTCACTTATAGCATTGATTTTAGTTATTTGTGTTTTATGTAGTCGCTTAATATTTTTGCACGGACTACTATTGATAATCCTGTATGGCGATACTGCATAAGCGAATACCTTTGTTATAATCGTTATGCACATATTTTTAGTGGCTATTGATTGTTGTAAATCATTAATTACTTTCCGAATTTGTATTTCAGAAATATCTTTTACTTTCATATTGAATAGTGCGTTGAATTTCTGAAATGCATTGTCATATGCTTTGAACGTAGCATATACATTTGCTTTGTTTTCATCTGTATATATATTGTAAAACTCAATAAGCGTTATATCTTTTAGACTATCATCAAGCGGACTGGTGATAGTCTTTTTTAGGTTGTCTACTATTTCTTGGCCGTAAAGTTTGGCTTCTCTTTGGGTGGCGAAACCCTGTTTAGATTTCTGCTTCCACTTATAGCCATCCTTATAGCTAACTATAATCTGAAACCCTTTATCTTTTTTTCTGGTAGTGAAATTGTATTGCATAATTCACCTCATATGATGTGTGTGTAAAAGTTAATACCCTCTACATCGTCAAATTGCCTTGCATGAGCCATACGCTCGATTAAATCAATATGAGCCTGACTGTACATATCATCATTTAATATATGACCTATCTCATGTAGTATACCTTTACGTTGTACATCAATAGGCTTATCACTATTAACTAATATTGTATATGTTCCGTCATCATTTAGTTTTAATACCGCAGTTTGTGTTTTCCGTAGCTTTATATATATCAAATTGATGTTCATACTATCATCCCCTTTGTAGGGTTATTGTATATTATTCAACATGGAATTTTTTACACATGCTATTTGATAGTATGGATAATCCACATAATTATTGATGTTACCCAAATGGATATAGAAGATGATATACCAACACTTAATAGCAGATTTGGTTTGTAGTTAATTAAAAATATATTGAATAATACTGCAATAACTAACCATGGAAGTATAACCACATACGGCTTTTCTTGCTTGGAATAAAACCAAACAAACGCAATCAATCCTATTAAACCGATGATACCAGCCACAGTAGGAAAACCTACAAAGTAGGCGATAATAGAAACAAAAGATAATAATAATTCCATATTATTTACCCTCTCTTTTCTTTAACATCTCTATAGTATTAATTACAAAGTTAATATCATCTTTGGACATATCTTTACTTGCATCGAATAATAAACGTAAATCAGGATTATCTTTAATGGCTTGTGCGTATTCCGATACAGACGGATCATTATAATACTGTTCATTTTCAGAGTATTTGTTTTCTATTAAGTCAGCTTTATTTACTCTAAAATAATTAGCAAGTAATTCTATCTTATCTATACGAGGATAGTTAGTACCTTTAATCCAACTTGTAAATGTTGTGTAGGAAACACCAATATCTTTTGCAACTTGTATTCTAGTTTTGTTATATAGGTTCATATAGTACTGTAAATTCTTGGAGAATATCTCTCTATTGCCTAAATCACTCATTATATTCACCTCATCCTAATTTTAAAATATTTGTTGTTATTTATATAATATATTTAAACTGCAAAAAAATCAAATATTTTTTTATGAATTTACAGAAAAACTGTTGACATTACAGTTTAACTGTAATACAATACAATCAACGAAAGGGAAAGCGAGGTGATAAATTGAACCAACAAATCTTTGTACAAGATGGAATTACATTAAAAGCAGCACGAGTAAATAAAGGTTTGACACAAAAGAAAGCAGCGGAAATGCTAGGTATTAGCGAATATACGTTGATGAATTACGAAAAAGGAAAATCATCCCCAGATGTACATGTGCTAAAAAAGATTGAAAAACTTTATGAGGTTCCGTATCACAAGATTATTTTTTTGTAAAAGAGTTACAGTTAAACTGTAACTTACATAGGATGGTGATATATGAAAGAAGTTGAAAGTTTGGTTTACACAGTATCTGATGTAGCAAAACTTTTTAAATGCAAAGAAACAAGCGTATACAACATGAGAGATAAAGGCACACTTCATCAATTAAAAGGAGTAGCTGGAGTTAGGTTTAGCAAAAAGGAAGTTGAAAGCCTTGTAGGTATTAATGATGAGTATACACCGATAGCATATCGGAAGTTGAAATGTGAGGTTGAGCAGTTAAAAACAGAAAATCAAAACTTAAAAAATAGCATTAAAAAAATCACTGGCGATTTGCTAGTGATGGTTGGAAAGGATTTGTGATGAAGTTTATATATTTCGTGAGAATTATATCTGTAATTCTTATGGCTGGTTCAATAGGTTCTGTTGAACTGGAAAGGATAGATGAATACACAGGATTTTTGCAAGTCGCATTAGGAATAACTTTGATGATTTTATCCAATTTCTGGATGAGGGAAGTCAGAAAGGAAATAAAAAAATGATGCTGATTAGAACCATAAACGGACGAAAACAAATCAACCCTGATAAGGCGTATGCACTTGGATTCTGGTGTACACCAAAACAATTGTCAGAAAAATTAAAAACTAAATTGTTCGACCGCTTACGTGCGGCGGTAACAGAACAAGTAAATAAAGAAAATGCACGCTTACCAATCCAATATCGTGCCTTTGATTATCAAGAAATTGATTTCAGAGTATCCGATATTTGGAATAATTGTGCAGTGCCAAGTATCATCATGGCTTGCCGAGAAATGGAAAAAGCACGCTAGGCCGTAGGAAAGCAAGCGTGCTAGTAGAGTGAATAGGAAATTACTCTACTTGTATTTTAACACAAAGAGAAATTGAATGCCAAGTTTATACGAATTGAATAAAGACTATAAAGAATTACAAGCGATGCTTGAAGTAGCGGAAACAGATGAGGATATGGAAGCAATTCAAAATACATTGGATATGCTTGATTGCAGTATTGATGAAAAAATCGAAAACACTGCAATGTTTATCCGAAACATTAAAGGTGATATTCAAGCGTTCAAAAATGAGGCAAAACGGATGCAGGCGAAAGCAAAAACGTTGGAAAACATGACTGAACGATTGAAGAACAATATTGATCATGTCATGAAAGAAAACCAACTAACAGAAAAGAAAGTTGGACAATTCAAATGCTACTACAAAGAAAGTGAAACAGTAGAGGTTGATGACTTGGATGCACTACCTATTGAGTTTAGAAAAGTAACAATCGCAGCTGACAAAGTGGCAATCAAGAAAGCAATCAAAGCAGAACAAGAAGTGGCTGGTGCAAGAATTGAAAAGCATCTTAATTTACAGATTGGTTAGGTGTGAATAATGAAAAGATACGAAAAGCTGATAAACCTCAGAAAGGAATGCGGATTTACTCAAGATAAAATGGCGTCAATTATTGAAACAAGTAAAGTTACATATCTATTTAAAGAAACAGGAAAAAGCAGATTTACTATAGATGAATGTTTTCGGATAGTGGATGCACTTTCCGACAATCTGAAAAAAGATTTAACAGTCGATGAAGTATTTAAATAATATTGGTTAGGTGAAATATGGAATTTATTGAAAAAATAGTAGCTATTCAGTCGGAATTAAAAGCACCTAAAGGACAATACAATTCCTTTGGTAAATACAACTATCGCAGTTGTGAGGATATTTTAGAGGGTGTTAAACCTTTACTTGCTAAACATGGTTTAGTGCTAACCATTCAAGACTATATTGAGTTAATCGGTGATAGATACTACGTAAAAGCAATAGCAACCATCACAGATGGAAAAGGAAGTATATCAACAAGTGCATACGCACGTGAAAGCCTTGATAAAAAAGGTATGGATGCATCACAAGTAACAGGTGCTACATCATCTTATGCTCGTAAATATGCTTTGAATGGATTGTTGTGCATAGATGACACAAAAGACGCTGACACGATGGACAACAGCAAGAAGTCAACACAACAAACGCAAGAAACTGTTTACAACTGGTCCACTTTAAAGGCCAGAGCAACACAAGGCGGTATCAGCGAAGAGGACTTGAAACACTACTTGAAAGATACGTTGAAAGTAGCTGGAACGGATAGCATGACACAAGAGCATTACCAACAAGCATTTAATTGGGTGAATGCTAAAAGGCACGCACAACGATGAAGTGGACAACAAATAACATCGAACTGTTACGTTCGCCACTCGGTGTAATGGTAGTAATACCAGCACCACATGACAATGACTTATCAAAGATTACTACTGACAAAGAATACACAGTAGAAATCAAACGCAAAACTAAATCAAGAAGTCTAAATGCCAATTCTTATTGCTGGCTTATAGCACAGAAGATTGCAGTTGAGTTAAGCAAAAATAGCTACACAACAAAAGAAGATGTGTATAAAAAAGCAATAAAAGATTGTGGACATTTCACATATGTTCCAGTTAGAGAGGATGCAGTTGAACGCTACATTCAAATATGGCAAGCACACGGAATAGGGTGGATAGCCGAAGATGCTGGAGAGTGTAAAAGCATAAAAGGTTATCACAACATAATGTGTTACCACGGCTCGTCAGTATATACAGTTGCAGAAATGCAAAGACTGATTGATTGCCTAGTCGATGAATGCCATCAACTAGGGATACAACTTGAAGATAGTGATTACATACAATCGCTAGTTAAGGAGTGGGGGAATGAACAAAAAGAAAAAACTTGATGATAAACTCTACAAAAAAACGAGGCCACAAGCCGTAGAAAGGGATAGTATAGACGGCTATCCATGTTGCGTAATATGTGGCGCACCTGCAACGGAAGTGCATCACATATTGCCAAGAGGTAGGGGTGGTACAAGTGAGTTACATAACCTTGTGTGTTTATGTAGATATTGTCATGAAAATTTAGCACATGGAGTATTTGCTAAAGAAACAAAACGGAAGCTAGAAGCGATCATCAAAGAAAGGACGAAACGATATGAAGAGAATTAATGTAGTTGAATTATATGTATTTAAACGTATTGAGAAATTAGAACAAGCAAATGGAAGTTATAAATTACATGAAAAAGAAATTACAGAATTAAAAGATGTTCTAGATGTAATACATCACGTTAATCACGCTAAACAAAAACAAGATGCCAATAAAATTGATGCATTTGTTTGTAGCCTAAGCAAACTTAATGAACTTTTGGCGGATGCGGAAGAAGATTAGCCTATGAGTGAACCGAAAAGATACTTTTGGTTAAAGCTACACAAGGACTTTTTCCAACGTAAAGAAATTAAACGATTAAGAAAGATTGCAGGTGGTGATACCTATACAATTATCTATCTCAAAATGTTGTTACGTTCAATCATGAGCGATGGAAAACTTTACTTTGATGGACTTGAAGATGATTTTGCATCAGAACTTGCATTAGACCTTGATGAAAAAGAGGAAAATGTACAAATCACTATACAATACCTACTCAAAAGCGGATTGCTTGAAATGTGTTCTGACGAGGAATATTACTTGCCTGATACAAAAGATAGTACAGGGTGTGAAACCGCAGTAGCTAGTAGGGTTCGTAAGCATCGAGAAAGAAAAAAAGCGTTACATTGTAACGCTGATGTAACACAAGTGAAACAATTGTGTAACGGAGAGATAGAGAAAGAGAAAGAGTTAGATAAAGAGATAGAGTTAGATAAAGAGATAGATAATAAATGTGCAAGCACAAAACAAAAACGCAAGCGTTTTGTTAAACCTACTATCTCAGATATTGAACAATACTGTTCTGAAAAAAATATCTCTATCAATGCACAACAATTCATTGACTACTATGAAAGCAATGGCTGGAAAGTAGGAAGAAATTCAATGAAAGATTGGCAAGCAACTGTTAGACGATGGGCTAGCAATAATTATGGCAAAAAGAAAAGCAGTAAAGATAATGCAATCAACGTTGTTAATAACTTGATGAGTAAATTAGGGGGGGATGGCAATGAACAATCAGCAACAGACACTGAAAGCACTATCGATGTTACAGCTAGCGTACACTACTGATATGTCAGAAGAACGCATGCTGTTATATGTAAGAATGCTCGGTGATGTTAATCCTGTTACGTTAGAGCAAGCAGTAGCTAATGTAATTAATCGATGTAAATTCTTGCCTAGCATTGCAGAGTTGAGAGAGGAATGTTCCGCATTAAGTGCTTACGTGAATGCACATGAGGAACTTCCAACTCCTCAAAGTGCATGGGAACGAGTGATTAAATGTGCTAGCACATACGGATATGAACATGGATTAGAACACCTAGAAGGCTTGACATTAAAGTGTGCTAAATCGATATGGTCATCGTTTAACCCTCTAATGGGCGATGAATATAACGAGGCCTCTTGTAGGGCTCAATTTATTAAACAATACGAGCAAGAGGAAAAACGAGAAATGCATCGTCAACGTATGGCAAATTCAATCAAGGATAATCACATATTGCTCAAGGCTAGGGAGAAAGCAGAAAAAGAACAAGCGATGATCACGAGCGGTCAAAAGCAAATAGAAATGACTGCTACAGGTAATTTGGTAGAGGTGGCAAAAGAAACAAAGCCAGTAGATTTAAATGAAATACTAGACAATGCTGACATTCCCGAAAAGGGAAAAGCATTACTACGGCAAGCAATAGGGGGATAGTACATGGAATACATAGGAAGTATAAAAGTGGGATTTAGCATTAGCATCAATATCGATGCAGAAACAGAGGGGCAAGCGTGGCACTTATTACATCAAATCGTAGACTACTTGCAAGATAACGTAACAATCGACTGCAAGTTAGGTAGTGAATACGATGTGAGCGTTGATGAGTGCAACGTAGAACCAAATTATATAAGTGAGTACTAGGTATGAAAAAACACAAAATGGCAATCCTAATCGAAATACCACTCAATGTGGAAACTGAGCAGGAAGCAACAGAGCAAATGTCAATGTTAATGAAAGCGAACGCAAAAGAGTTTGAGTGTATGCATGACATGATAAGAACATACAAAGGCAAGATTAATATTGAAAGGAAATTGATATGAACACAGTACAAATTCTAGGCAATCTAGCACGTGATCCAGAATTACGTTTTACAAAAACAGGTAGAGCCGTAGCGACTTTCACAGTAGCTGCTACGAATACTTATATTGACTCTACAACAAACGAAACGAAAGAACAGACTGCTTTTATTAATTGCGTAGCATGGGGCAAGACAGGCGAATCCGTTGGTGCATGCAAGAAAGGTGAACGGCTATTCGTAGAGGGAAGAATACAAACACGTTCCTATGATGATAGCAACGGCCAAAAGAAGTATGTAACAGAGGTAGTTGCTAATTTCGTAGGACGGAAATTAGAGAGTGAATTTGATAGTGGTAGTAACTTTGATAGTTTTGATAACACCAATCAAGGTGAAAATATTCCGTTCTAAGAGGTGAAAAATGAAAGAAGAAACATATCAAGATAGATTTATAAAAGAATACATTGAATTGAAATACAGATATAAGAAATTAAACAAAATGTTAGTTAAATATGATGCAATGACTTTGGAATTTACACCAACTTGCCCTATTGAAATACTAAAAGCACAAGCCAAATTGATGCGAAAGTACTTGTATATTTTGGAAGTTAGGGCGGAAATTGAAAAGGTTAAATTTCCCGTAACGCTTGATTGAAAGGAAATAACAATGTTAGTTGAAGATAAAACAAAATATTGCTGGGTAGATGGCGAAATAGCAGGTAAACCACAAGGCAGTGTTAAAGATGCCATAGCAGATTATTTGGAATATTACAGTAACTTGTGGGATGTAGGAGATAGCGACCATAGCTATTTAGGAGAATGTTCAGATATTGAATGTGTACGTGTTGGACACCCTTATCATTATGTTCCAGAGATTGATAGTGAACGAGTACTTTGTAATTTAATTGAATATGATATGGATGATGAAATTAAAGAATGGTCGGACGATTACTTGTACGATGTAAAGAAAGAGCATATTGACGAACTAAGCGAAGAACTAACAAAAGTATTCCGAGCATGGGAGAAGAAATATGGGTTCGAAAATAATGCATGGGTGGTTTTTGAAACAAAGAAATACCGAATTAGTGATTATGTTAAGGAGTAAGTGTTTATAGTATATGAAAATACTAGATGCATGTTGCGGAAGCAAAATGTTTTGGTTCAATAAAGAAAATAATGAAACCTGTTATATGGATAAACGCACATTGGACACAACACTATGCGATGGTAGGAAGTTAATTGTAAAGCCTGATGTGATCGCAGATTTCCGCAAGATGCCTTTTGATGATGAAAGTTTTTACCTCGTAGTGTTCGACCCGCCACATTTATTAAATGCTGGTGAAAAATCGTTTTTAGCGTTGAAATATGGGAAGTTAGAAAAAACATGGCAAGAGGATATTGAACAAGGTTTATCAGAGTGTTGGAGAGTGTTGAAGTCAAATGGAACGATGATTTTTAAGTGGAATGAAGAACAAATCACGTTACCGATGCTTAAAGGGTTATTTCCTAGTAAACCACTGTTTGGCCAACGCAGGGGAAAAACAGTTTGGTTAGTATTTTTTAAGGGCGAAAGTGAATGATTAGGAGATGCATATATGAACGAAAAAGATATTCAATATGTTCTTGGTAGACACTTATTTCGTAAAAAATATGCATACCAAATGTGAGTATGTATTGTCCCGGAAGAACTGAATATGAAGCTGATTTCGTATATTTTGATTTAAAAACACAGTACCTAACAGAAGTGGAAATCAAAACAAACATTCATGACTTTAGACGTGATTTTAAAAAGAAACGATACCATGACTGTAAGAACGTAAAATACTTGTATTATGCAATGCCAAGAAGTTTGTATGAAGAGAATAGAAACGAGATCAATTTCTTTCTGAAAGATGCAGGATTGATTTTGATTGATGAAATAGATACAGATGATTTCAGAGGTAATATATACGAGTTTGGCGGATTTGTAAGACGTGCTAAAGCTAGAGATGATTGGTACGAATTAAGTCCTACAGGGTTAATGCATTATTTACGAATTGGATGCATGAAATGGGTGAATAGATAATGCCAACAGAGAAGAAAAAGAAAGTAAATAGTAAACGAAAAGGTGCAGATGGTGAACGTGAATTTGCCAATCTATGCAAGGAACATGGATTTGATGTTCGTAGAACGCAACAGTATTGTGGAAATACAGGTGATGCCAGCGATTGTGTTGGACTACCTAATATTCATATTGAAGTTAAGCGGGTACAAGCATTAAATATCGATAAAGCAATGGCACAAGCAATTCATGATAGCGAACATAAAAACGTGATGCCAATCGTGGCACATCGAAAAAATAATGCTAAATGGTTAATCACCATGAGGGCGGATGATTGGTTCAAGATGTATAAGAAAGGTGGATTTAGTGATGGCTGTTAATGCATCCACATATGGTATTCCGTATAACTGCAAAAACTGGTTAGCATTAGCATCAGTAGTATGGGGAAACCTTGATACAAACGAGGCAATCAAGGTTATCGGTGGAAAAGGTAGCGGATTGCCTAAGAAAAGAACTATACAAGATGAATTCAAATTGATTGATGATGTTATTGCATTGTGTAAACAAGGTTTTAATAACAGACAAATCATGAAAGAATTGAACTTAACAAGCAATCAAGTAACAAGGGCGAAGATATGGGGGGATTGGATAAATGTTAGTAAAGAGATTAAATAAATATGTTGAGTTGCCTACACGAGGTAGTAAATGGAGTGCTGGTTTAGATCTATATTGTCCATTTGATATTACAGTACCAGCAGATGCACAGAGAAAAATACCACTAGGAGTAGCGGTACAAATACCTGATTTTCATGTTGGATTGTTAGTGCCTCGTAGTAGTATGCATAAGACACCGCTACGAATGGCAAATAGCATGGGAGTAATTGATAGCGACTATACAGGGGAGATATGTGCGGTATATGACAATGTATCGTGCAAGAATTACACAATTAAGCGTGGCGAACGTATAGCACAGTTGTTAATTGTTCCGATATTATTGCCTGAGGTAGAAGAAACAGACCGATTATATGAAACGGAAAGAGGCAGTAATGGGTTCGGTAGTACTGGCAAATAAAAAAGACAGTAGAAACACAGAAAAAGACAGTAGAAAGACAGTAAAAGGAGAAAACAAATATGAATAAATTAGTATTAGCAACAATGATTATGGGTGCAATCGGTGGTAGTGCATTTGCAAATGGAGTAGTTACAGGACCTGTAGAACCTAACGCACAAGCACCAGTAGTAAGCGGTTATAATTCTGTAGCCGTAGGGGCAAATACAGTAGTTACAGGCACAAATACAATTGCAATTGGCCGTGATAATAAAGTAACAGGAAATGATAGCGTTGTAATCGGTGGTGGCAATGGAACAATTGAAGCTGACCAAGCAAGTGTAATTGGTTACAACAATTACGTAGGCAATAATAAAGAACAAACAGTATTGGGTGCTAACAATACTGTAGATAATCAAGGTGCGGTAGTAGTAGGCACACATAGCGTAGTGCGTGGTATTGATGCAGTAGTCATTGGGAACAATGCATCAGCACCTGTTCAAAATTCCGTAGCGATTGGCACGAATAGCCAAACGGATAACCCTGTAGGTGTGCGACAAGTTGTATTAAATGGGGTAACTCACGTATTCGCAGGTGAGAGCCCTAACAGCGTAGTATCGTTTGGCAGCAAGAAAAGCGATACTTATAGTGGTATCAATAACTACAACCGCCAACTGCACAACGTAAGTGCAGGCCGTGTAGACCCTAGCAGTTTAGATGCAGTAAACGGAAGCCAGTTGTTCGCTGCATATGACGAGATTGAAACCAATGGTACACGCATTGCACGCAATACTACGAATATCTCTAATTTGACCTCTAAGGTGGATAACGGATTTACAACGATTAATAACACTCTAACCGCTACAAATGAGCGTGTAGGGCAAAATAGCCAAGCCATTTTGAACAATACGGAACGCATTACAGGTTTGGAACGTAATACAATGGGGCAAATCTCAAACGTGATGCATGAAGTAGCAAAAGTTGGTGCATCTAATGCAGCACTAAGTGCGTTGCATTACCTTGGTTACAATTCTGATGACAAATTAACATTTGCGGTAGGTTACGGCCACTATAAAAACGCAAATGATGTAGCCCTTGGTATGTTCTATGCACCAACAGAGCATGTAATGCTTAGTGTAGGTGCTACGCTAGCAAACAAGATGATTAATGCAGGTGTATCCTTTAGGCTTGGTAAAGGTTCTGAATATGAAACTAACCATAAAGGCAAAATCAAACAACTTGAAGAGTTGGTTACTCAATTAGTAGCAGAAGTTGAAGAGTTGAAAGCGAGTAAATAATGGATGGAATTAAATTTTTACAAGAGTTATTTTTCAATGTGATCATGTGTGTATCGCTAGTAGTTTTAATATTTGGGTTTGTGATTTTAATAAAAGTATTGGTTGAATAAGATATAGGCGGTGAAAAATCCGCCTTATCATAAGGAGTGAATATGAGAATTTATCACGATATAAAAAGGATAGGGCTACATGATACAATTCATATTTTGCAACAAGCCTTAACATTTGTTTATGAGGATTATTTATTTGAACCTAAAGTAACGTTGAATATGAATATGTTTATTGTTGTTTACAAGAAGTCAGATATAAAAATATGTAGAAATATATCAATGTATGAATTAGAGGGTTTAAACATTACATTAGAAGAATTTGCACTAAGAATAAAGAACGAGATTATATCACAATATCGTTATGAATTGGATAAAATTTATAATGGCAGGTTAAAATGTTAGGTTATAGCGGATATACAGAACATTCTGATTATTACATAGCACCGCATGATACATGGGAAAGTGCGTTTGAATTTCTAAAGCAATTAGCTAGTGAAAGTGGCGATGATGAATTTTGTATCGGTGAAATGCAAGATGATTTACAAGACAACGGAATGTTTATAAAAAACGTGAAGTGGTACAAGTGGAATGAAGATAAAGGAGAATGGGAACATGAACGATAAAGCATTTACAGATGAACTATTTAAACGCATGTATGATTTAGGGTTTAGAAAAGCAGAAATTGAAGATGATACACTGTTTTTCTTTGTAAACGAAAGAGATTATCTATGTCCGTTTTCGCCACGTGTTCCAGTGAAATCTACATGCTTTGAAGAAAAAGACCAATTAATTGATGTGGCTGAATATCTAGGTATTGTTGAGTGGAGCAAAGTACCAGTTGATACACCTATATTGGTTAAACAGTATGAACAAGATGAATGGGAAAAACGACATTTTGCATATTTTAAAGATGAGAGAGTATATGCTTGGTTATGTGGTGCAACATCTTGGAGTGCTGATTATGAGGGCGATACAACCGATTGGAATCTTGCAAAACTAGCAGAGGTATAAACATATGGCTGAAAATTTAATTACAATTGGAATGATATTAGGTGTTTCACCTGTTTTAGCAGCGGTTTTAAGCGATGCCTTTGATACGTTTGAAGAGGGATGCGTGCGAATGTTATACATACAGGCGATAATTGGTATTGTGTTAATTATCTTTGGTGCTGGTGTTATGTTGGGTGGTGAGTAATATTTGAATGAACCGACAAAGAGCGAAAAGAGATTAATCAGTAGTGCTAGAAAATACCTTGAGCCTGTAAAGACAGTTGATGAGCAAATAAAATCGATTGCAAAAGAAATAGAGCAACTACGATGTAACATCACATCGATTAGTGCAATCGATTATTCCAAGGATAGAGTGAGCGGTGGCGGTGTTCCATGTGGCTTAGAAAATAGCGTAGCAAGGTTTATTGATACAGAAAAAGAACAACGCAGACGGATTGATGAATTGAGCGAGTACAAGTGCGATGTAATCAACACGATCAATAGTCTAAGTGAAGAAATAGGCGGTACAATGTTACGTTATGAATACCTGCTTGGAATGTCAGCCAAACAAGCGCATTCGGTTTTTGAGAACCAATTCAACGAAAGACAGGCCATGAGGTATAAAGAAAAAGCGTTAATTGAAATAGGCAGGTTGAAATGTCAGTAAATGTCATGAAATGTCAGTAAATGTCAGTATAAACATCTAAAAACATATAGTAGAATATAAGGTGTAAGAGTTGCCAGTGAGCAATTCTAAAAACTAAATAGCAATTGAGGTGCGGTTTTATATTTTGTATTTGAAAATCAACGAGTATTGTTTCTAAGTCATTACAATCTATATTATTTTCTAACTGTACCGCACCTCTTATATTGCATTTTGTAAACTAATACCGCACATATAATCATTTCCAATATTGCAATAACAACCAACTATACGTTTCATGAAATAAAACCTTAAGCGAAAAAATGTTACATACTACAAACAACTGGCGGTATTAGTTTAGAGAGTGCAATTGCATATTGAAAACTAAAGCTATATATGTTCCATTAAGAACCGAGTGTTATGCGTGAGTTAGATAGAGGGAACTAACCATGATTACAATTCATATGCTCGTGTTGGTGAATAGCCAACTATATAACTTTGGTTTTGAGTATGCAATACAAATGAATAAAACTATCACATAATGAGGTATATCCACGGCGATATATCTCATTTTTTGTATAAAGTTATCAAAAAAAAGGAGAAATGATGACTGACATATTGTGTTGTAAAAGCAAATGCTTAAACAACAAAAAAGGGAAATGCACGGCTAATGTCATTGAATATGATGGATTATGCCAAACATACATCACACAGGGAAATGCAAGAAAAAGTAAATGTGGTTTGTGTGTTAGATCTAATGGAAAGCTAAAACGGAAAGGTGGTGAAGTACTAAAATGATTAAAGCAATTAAACAATTCATTAAGGATAGAGCGTTGTTTAAACGTGCAGCACAAGATTTAGACAATAAAGACCTACAGGCAAAAGCAAAATATGCGTTTGAACATCGTGAAGATAACGTACTGAGCATTATTGATTGTCTAGCTATTGTGTGCGGTGTATTGATTATAGTCGGTATTGTGTGGTGCTTGATGTGAATTATCAACCAACGATAAAGAAACTACTGAAAGCGTTACAAATGAACGGCAGGCGGTATGTAGTCGATGTACGGCAAACATGGAGCAAATATGATAAGCCTTGTAAGGTATATATCGTTAATCGAATGTATACAGAGGAAGAGTACAAACTAACATTTCCTCATAAGTACAAAAAGGGCAAGACCTTTAAACAAGGACAACTATATAAGAAAGAAAGTGAGTATAGCAGTACTAAACAACATGAAGTACTGCTATTTTTAGTTAGAACATATAAAGGTGGTGATTGATATATGGCAGATGCTAACACCTTAACAGAAAAAGAACGTATATTTGCAGATGAGTATATCAAGACTACCAATGCGACACAGAGTGCTATCAAGGCTGGATATGCAGAAAATAGTGCAAGTGTAACAGGAAGCAAGATGCTAAGAAAACCTAAGGTACGGCAATATATAGATACAGTTATGAACGAGCGTAGCAAAAACACAATCGCAACTGCTGATGAAGTATTGGAGTACCTAACCAAGGTTATGAATGGCGAAGAAAAAGATGCATTCGGTTTGGATGCATCGATTGCAGATAGAACAAAAGCAGCCGAGTTGTTAGGTAAACGGCACATGCTATTTACTGATAAGGTGAAACTTGATGCAGAAATAGAGATTGATATATCAGACCGCATGAAGCAAGCAAGGGTGAAATCAGATGAAGTACAACAAGGCACAACTGATTGATGCGTTGGGTTCATTTACGCATGATCCATTAGGCTTTGTATATTTCGCATTCCCTTGGGGAGAAAAAGGAACACCGCTTGAAAACTTTGACGGCCCTGATGAATGGCAAGTAAAGACTTTTAAGAAAATAGGCGAAGAACTACGCAAGGGTAAGTCATTAGCTAAGGCAATTCAAATTGCAGTTGCATCTGGTCATGGTATTGGTAAATCAGCGTTTTCATCGATTTTAATTCTATTTGCTATTGCCACGCATGAGAATACAAGGGGAGTAGTAACCGCCAATACTGATACACAGTTAAAGTCTAAGACTTGGGCTGAGTTAAACAAGTGGTACAACCTGTTCATCGGTAAGGAGTTATTCACTTATACCGCTACCGCATTGTTTAGTGCTGATAAACAGTATGAGAAAACGTGGCGGATAGATGCTATTCCATGGAGTGAAAGTAATCCAGAAGCATTTGCTGGATTGCACAATCAAGGTAACAGAATACTTATCATATTTGATGAAGCATCCGCTATTTCCGATAAGATATGGGAAGTTACAGAGGGTGCATTAACAGATAAGGAAACCGAGATTATATGGTGCGTGTTTGGAAACCCTACACGTAATAGTGGTAGGTTTAGAGAATGTTTCAGAAAGCATCGTGCATATTGGACTACCTATCAGATAGATAGCCGTACTGTTAAAATCTCAAACAAAGCGAAGTTGCAAGAATGGGTTGATATTCATGGTGAGGATAGCGACTTTGTAAAAGTGCGTGTAAGAGGGATATTCCCTAGTGCATCTGACACACAATTCATATCCGCATCAATCGTTAATGAAGCACAAAAGAGAATGTACAGAGTTGGTGAGTTTAACAACCTACCTGTAATTATCGGTGTAGACCCTGCATGGACTGGTGGCGATACATTAGAAATCGTGATGCGTAATGGCTATTCCATGAAATGCTTGGCAACTATTGAAAAGAATGATGATGATATGCGTATGGCTAACCTGATAGCACAATTCGAGGATGAATATAAAGCTGATGCAGTATTTATCGACCAAGGGTACGGCACTGGTATTTACAGTATCGGTAAGTCAATGGGTAGACGATGGCGGTTAGTTGCCTTTGGTGGTGCATCGCCTAACAATATGTATCTCAATATGCGTGCGTATATGTGGGGTGAGATGAAAGAATGGCTAAAAGAGGGCGGTTCAATTCCTAATGAACAAGGATTGTATGATGACCTTGTAGGGCCAGAAGCGATCATTGATAAAAACGGCCGAATACAACTTGAAAGCAAGAAAGATATGAAAGAACGTGGCTTACCATCACCGAATAAAGGCGATGCATTAGCCTTGACCTTTGCATTTAGGGTCACTAAAAAAGTAAATGGCAATCACAGAAGAGTAGCGAATACAGAGTACAAACCATTTTGGTAAAGGGGGAATGTGAATGTGTATGAAAGCTAAAACACCAGATATTAAGCAACCAGCACCATCGCCTACACCAGTTGCACAAACTGATGATATGGCACAAAAAAGAGATGAACAATGGTTCACAGACAAGAAGCGCAAGAAAACTGGTTATGATAGTACAATCTTGGCTAGCGCTTTAAGTCAAGCAACAGGCAAAACGACATTAGGCGGTTAATATGAGTACTATCTTATCAAGCCTAGCAAGGCAACCTACAGAAAAGCCTGTAACTAAACCAAAAGACTACAAGAAAATAAAAGCTAAATTCAATCAGATGTTCACAAATCGTCAAAAATACGTTGAGAAATGGAAGATGATTAGAGATTATCAGTTGCCATTTCTTGGTGTATTCGATGGTGAGCAAGACCAATCGAAACTATATACTGACAAAATACTAACTGGTATAGCATGGGAAAGTTGCCAAATATTTGCTAGTGGTGTAATGAGTGGAATGACACCGCCTAGTAGAAAGTGGTTTAAGCTAACCATGGAGAATACAGACATGGCAGCGAATAGCGAGGTAGCAAAAGTATTAGATAAACGTGAAGAAATATTGTATGCAGTATTTGCAAAATCCAATTTCTACAATGTGGTTCACCAAGTCTATATGGAACTACCGTTTGGACAAGCGCCTATGTCAATTATGCCAGATGGTAAAGTTGGTGTGCGTTTCACATCGTATCCAATCGGCACTTACGCATTAGAATGTAATGCTAATGGTGAGGTTAACACGTTTGGGCGAAAGTACAACATGACTTGCGACCAACTCGTGGAAGAGTTTGGATATGATAATTGTACCGACATGATTAAAAGTGCATACGATGACGGCAAGGGTAATGCTAAGGTATATACTGTTTGTTGGCTGGTGTGCGAAAACAAAGACCGAAACGGAAAACTAGGAAACAAGAACATGCCTTACTCTTCTATTTACTGGGTTGAGGGGAGTAGAGATGATGAAATCTTGCGACATAGTGGCTATGAAGAATGGCCTATTCCGATTGCACGGCACACCACACATGATCTAAATGGGTATGGTAAAGGTAGTGCATGGTTCGCACAATCTGATGCGATGATGTTGCAGAAGTTGGAACTAGACCGATTAACCGCTATTGAGTTAGGTGTGAAACCACCTATGGCCGTTACATCTGATGTAATCGGTAGTGTATCGCTATTTCCTGGCGGTATAACCGAAGTCGATACAGGCGGTAAGGTTGAACCTATTTTTAATGTAGGTATCAATCTTGATTGGATTATGCAACAAATCATTGAAGTTAAAGACAGCATCAAGCGTGCATATAGTGCTGACTTATTCCTTATGCTAGACAATATGGACAACGGCCAAATGACGGCAAGGGAAGTCATGGAACGCACGCAAGAGAAGTTGCAACAATTAGGGCCTGTAGTGGAACGGCTACTATCTGAATTTCTTAATCCGATTATCGAACGTACCTATGCGATATTAGATCGTGCAGGTGTGTTTCCACAAATCGATGAAGCATTGGCGGAAGAGTTAAACGGCCAAGATGTCAAGATAGAGTACATTTCACCATTGGCACAGGCGCAGAAAGTATCATCTTTAACTTCTATAGAGCAGTATTTCGCATTCTTAATGTCATTAGCACAGGGCAATCCTAATATTCTACAAAAATTTAATTTTGAAGAAGCAGCAGATTATTATGGTGTTAACCTCGGTGTACCTGCAAAAGTTATTGTATCGAATGATGAATATCAAGCTAAGATGGAAGAACAACAACAGGCACAACAAGAACAAGAGGAACAAGCACAAATGATGCAAGCAGCACAATTAGCACCTCAAATGGCTAGTGCAGCAAAACAAGCAACCGATGCAGCAAATGATGGAAACCCTGTAATGCAACAGTTAATGGGAATGGGGTACTAGATGAAACAAAAAAGAGATTATATGCGTGAGCGTGATATTGAAGCGCTAAACCACGTACTGAGTGATGAACTTGGTAGGTGGTTTTTTTATCGCATTCTTGACCGAGCAAAACTGAATAGCCAATCGTTCACTGGCAACAGTACAACATTCTTCAATGAGGGAATGAGGGCTGTTGCTATTTTGTTACAAAACGATTTAGGAAAGATTGGCGATGGTGTAGAGGGTGTTAAGAAATATCACCTAGCACAAATTGAAAATATTCAGATGCAGAAATATTTTAAAACGCTTGAAGAAAACGAATTAAAGAAAGGTGAATAACCATGGATGAGAATTTAGAACAAGGCACAAACAATAACACGGATAGTGCAAATGGTGGTACACCACAGGACACGAACACACAAGATCAACAAAGTACGATTTTAGGCGGTGGCGGTGATACTAACACCGACCAACCTGCAGAACCTACTGTATATGATTTCTCAACTGCATTTGATGGTGGCGAAGTTGACCAAACCATCGCAGATGAGTTTTCAAAAATGCTTAATGGTGTAGGTGCAACGCAAGAGCAAGCGTTACAGATGGCTAAGTTTGGCAATCAATATGCAACTAACCTTGTAACAGCTTACGAAAACCAAAAGCAAGAAGCACTCAATGCACAATATAAAGGTTATGCAGATAACGCTCGTGAGGTATTAGGGAGCAAATTCGATACTACTGTTAGCCAAGCGGCCGCAGGTGTTGAAGCAGTAGAAAAGACAATTCCTAATATCCGTGAAATCCTAGCAGAAAATGGCTTGGGTAATCGTGTAGAAGTAATTCAACTATTCGCACATATTGCTGGTATGGCAAGTGAAGATAGTAACGCAGGGAACAACAGACCTGCAAATAATCAATCTGACGAAGCTATTAGACGGAATATGTATCCGTCCATGTTTAAAGATTAAAGGAGATTAATTAATGGCTACAATTGGAACTAACAATCCTACATTATTGGATTTACAAACTCGTATGGATCCAAATGGTAAAATTGCACAAATCATTGAGCAATTGAACCAAACAAACGAAATCATTCAAGACATGACAATGATTGAATGTAACGATGGTACATCTAACAAAACGACTGTACGTACTGGCTTACCATCCACTACATGGCGCATGTTGTATGGCGGTGTACAACCATCTAAATCCACTACCAAACAAATTACTGATACTTGCGGTATGTTGGAAGCGTATTCCGAAGTGGATAAAGACTTGGTTAAACTTTCCAATGACCCTGTAGCGTTCCGTGCAACAGAAGATAGTGCATTTGTTGAAAGTATGGGCCAAGAAATCGCACGCACACTTTTCTATGGTGATGAAACTACACCAGAAAAATTCATTGGCTTATCCGCACGTTTCAATACATTGGATACTAAAAAAGCTGATTGCGCTAAAAACATTATTGATGCAGGCGGTACTGCTAACCTTGCCTCTATGTGGCTCGTAGGTTGGGGCCCTCTTACTGTACATGGTATTTATCCACGTGGCAGTCAAGGCGGTTTAGAACAAGAAGATTTGGGCGAAGTAACAGTTACTAAAGCTGATGGTTCTATGTTCCAAGCTTATCGAACTCATTTCAAAGAAAACATCGGTTTATCCGTGCGTGATTGGAGATATGTAGTACGTATCGCTAATATCGATATGAAATCTATCAAAGAAGATATTTCCGCAGGCCCTAACTTGATTAACTTGATGATCCGTGCAGAAGAAAAAATGCAATCTCTCACAGGATGCCGTCCTGTATGGTACATGAACCAAGAATTGCGTACATTCTTACGCTTGCAAAAGAATAAAGTACATGGTTCTACTATCACAGAAGATATGGAAATGGGTAAAATGGTTACTCGTGCAAATGGTATTCCTGTTCGTAAAATTGATGCATTGCTTTCCACCGAAGCACGTGTTACTGCATAGTAGAGAGGAGAAAATACATGATTATCGATATTTTAAATACATTCCATTGGAAACGTGAATTATCTGGCAATGTCAGCTCCGATGTTATGGTTACTAGCGGTGATGCTGACCCTAACTTGTGGTTAGTTGTTCGTGTAGATAAAGCATTAACTGGTACTGCATTAATCAACGTATATACATCTGATACAGAAAACATTGCTAACCCTGTATTGTTGCATGGTATTACATTACCAGCCAATGCACCAGCTGGGTACGAATATAAAGTGCGCTTGGCAAATGGTGTTAAACGCTATACACGTGCAAATGTCAACAATGCAACGGCTGGCACAATTTCTGTATTCTTGACTAGCGGTATCACTAGCAAATAGGGGGTAACATGGAATACATTGCAAAAGTAACCTTGTATCACAATACAAAGGGTTTAATTGAAGAAGGACAAACAGTAGAACTTACAAAAGAAGAAGTAGCTGAATACGATAAAGATTACTTCAATGATTTGTTTGAAGCTGTAGGCGCAGAAGAAACTGAAGAAACCGAAGATGGCGAAGATAAGCCAAAGACTAAATCTAAAGGCAAGAAATCGGAAGAAACTGCAGAATAACAGAATGAGGGGTGCTTATGCATCCCTCTTTTTCACTATAAAAAGGGGGCAATATGACACCTACTGATATTTGCAACATGGCTTTGTCATTAATCAATGGCGGTAGGATATACGGCCTTGATGAAGAAACAGAAACGGCTAGACAATGCAGATTGCATTATGATGCAACACGCAAGATGCTACTTTCACAATATGAATGGAATTTCGCTCGTAAGCGTGAAGAGTGCGTGTTATCTGAGCATAAACTAGCTGGCTATGAATTTGTTTATGCATATCCTGAAAAGTGCATCCGTATTCTTGGGGTTATTCCTAAAGGGGAACGATTTAGAACGGATAGGCAAAAGGAATATGATGTATTTAGTTTTGACGATAACACAAAGTACATAGTAAGTGATGTACCGCTTGCGTATATTGATTACGTGTACGATGTGCAAGATATAGATGTATTCAGTCCTGTATTCGTACAGGCCTTGAAATCTAAAATGGGGTCAGAATTAGCCATGCCATTAACTGGTAATAGCGGTTTATTCGACCAATGCTATAAACTCTATCAAGCAGCAACGCAAGAGGCCAAGAGTTTGAGTGCGAAAGAACGTAGGCAAGATATGCCATATATTTCTAACTATGTAAAAGCAAGGAGTTGGTAATCATGAAACCAATGTATATATCACAACTTGCATTTACAACTGGTGAGATTTCGCCTGATGTATCTAGGAGATTTGACCTAGATCAATTCAAAAGTGCGTTGCTATTAGCAGAAAATGCAGTCATTAGACCTTATGGGGCGGTGGCTAGACGGCAAGGTTCAGAGTATATAGGGCAGGTTAAAAACAAGGATAAGTCCACACGGCTATTTGAATTTACGGCAGAAAAGAACAAATCATTCCTACTTGAGATTGGTGAGCAGTATATCCGAGTGTGGCGAAATGGTATCTATACAGGTATCGAACTAGAAACACCATTCGAAAGTGATGTAGTTGATAAATTGAACTGCATCCAAAGTGGTGATGTAATGTTCATTTGTAGTGGTAAATATCCTGTTAAAACGCTATCACGATATAGTGATACGGACTGGCGGTTTGATACATATAAGTTATCAGAGCAACCATACGGCGAAGTCAACATAGACAAAGAAAGTACTGTAATCTTGAATGGCGATACATTAACCGCCACAAAGGATATATTCAACGCTGATATGGTTCATTCTGTCATGCAGATTGAACATTATATAAAAGCAATTACAACAAGTGAAACAGGAAAAGTGATAAAAGGCAGTTATGATGGTGATGATGAACGTATTCTTATGGCTGAAAATGAATACAACAACATCAATTATGATGTAGAACAATTCAGTAGTGATGAGGATTTATCATGGAAATTCACATCACATGGCACTTGGAATGGCACTGTTAAAATCCAAATCAGCAATGACAATGGCACTACATGGAAAGATTACCGAGTGTACACATCTAACAACGATTACAATGTAACGGATACAGGCAAGGTTACACCTAGTGCTAAATTGAAAGTTGTATCTGATTTAAAAGGCGGTAGCGTTAATGTAGACCTATCATTCTTGCCACATTCTAATTATGGTGTAGTTGAAATCAAAGAATTTGTTGATAGTAAGCACGTTAAAGTAAATGTATTGAATAGCGTTGTAGATAACGAAGCCACCTCTAAATTCAGATTTGGACAATGGGGTAAAGGACTTGGTTATCCTCGTGTATGTACGTTTTATCAAGACAGATTTATATTAGCATCTAGCTTTCAATATCCTAACTACATATGGTTTAGTCGCACAGGCGATTATTCCAACTTTGGTGTAGAAAAGGTAGGCGGAACGATTACAGATGATAGTGCAATCACACTACCTGTTATTAACCGCAAAATGTATGACATTAGACATTTGATACCTGCTAATGACTTATTGATTTTAACCAGTGGTAACGAATGGATTATAGATGGTTCAAAAACTATCACACCAACTAATTGCAATTTGCGTACACAAACCCAACGTGGTGCATCTGAATGTGAGCCACAATACATAGGGAATAGATGCGTGTACGTACAAGCTAGAGGGTGTGTAGTGCGTGATTTAGGTTACTCGTATGAAAGCGATAACTACACAGGGGCTGACTTAACTCTATTCGTTAAGCATCTGACAAAGTATCGTAATTTCATTACAAGCGCTTATGCACAAGATCCAGATAGTATCGTTTACTACGTAACAGATGATGGCAATATCGATTGTCTAACTTACATTCCTGAGCAAAAGGTGTATGCATGGTCGCACTTCACCACAAAAGGCAAATATAAATATGCTGAGAGTGTAGCTGAGGGCGAGCAAGATAGTTTGTATGTAATCGTTGAGCGTGATTTCAAAAGCGGTACAGTGATGTGCATAGAACGATTTGAGCCAATGTATAACGCTGATAATAACAACGTGTACATGGATTGTTATATTAGACAAACTAGCACAGAGAATATCAGCACTATCACAGTACCTCATCTGATTGGTGAGGATGTGCAAATCGTTGTAAATGGTAGGGAACGGCCAATTAAGGAAGTACCACCTACGGCAATTATTAATATCGATGGTAAAGCACAAAGCGTAGCCATTGGAATTAACTACACTACACGATTACGTATTCCGAGTATTGAAATGCAAATACAAGATGGCACGTTACAAGGCCGACTATTAACAATGAGTAGGCTATCACTCAATATCTTAAATTCATTCGGTGGCAAAATCGGAAGAAACTTCAACCATATGGATGATATTTTATTACCGCCACTCAAATTATATAGCGGTGATAAGGTATGTATATTGCCAAAATTCGATGGAGTGTACTCAACCGATGCATCTGTATGTATTTTGCACGAAAAACCTTATCCATTTAACCTTTTAAGCGTTACAAGAGAGATAGAAATAGGTGGTGGTTTTCCAAATGTTACAGGACTTTGAGATTTGCCCTGTAAGGCACACTTCATTAATTCATGACTTATATATCAACTTACGAGCCATAGACACCTTAGAGGTCAATATAGCGAACCAAAATTTCTCGAATTATGGAAAAAATGATTTTGTAAGTGATATATGCAGTGATGACTATGAAAACCACATTGTAATTGATAATGATGTACCAATAGCCGTATACGGAATTTCAAAAAAGCCAATCAACGGAATGTACTGTATTTATTTCTTGGGAAATAAGATACTGGATACGAATTTGAAATTACAAAAGGAATTTCTAAAACGAAGTAACGCAATCATAAAAGAGTGGTTATCCACTCATGAATGTTTATTCAATTTCATACATAAGAAAAATAACCGCTCGAAGCGATGGCTTACATCACTAGGGGCGGTTATTCATTCTGATATAACGCATAACGGAATGGAACTATTTACATTGAGAAAGGGGGATGCGAATGTGTAATCCTATTGCATTAATGGCAGGTCAATTGGTTACTACATTATGGGGCCAACACCAACAAACTAAAGCACAAACTGCAATGTATAACGCACAGGCACAAGCAGCGGAAGCTAATGCACGAATATCTGATAGGAAACAACAGGATATTGCCAATCAAGCACTACAAGAGCGAGATAAGATGGATAATAAAATGCGGTTAATTGCAGGTCAGAATACGGCAGAAGCAGGCGCTACAGGGTTATCTATGAGTGGTACACCATTACAGTTAATGGCTAGTAGCTATGACGAATATAACAAGGATATTAACAATTGGGAAACTAACAAGAATAACAGTATCTACAACGAATATCTGAATGGGGTTAATTATCGCAACGAAGCTAGTAGTGCAAGAGCTGCTGCATCTAATGCGAAAACGCAAGGACGATTGCAAATGCTTGGAACTATATTGAGTGGTGCATCAAGCATGTATGGGTTAAAACAACAATATGCAGGTAGTAGCGCAAGTGCTAAAAAGTACAAAACTGTATATGGTGGCGATACAACGTTTGATGCATTTAGTGGAAAGCGACAAGCAGATACAATGCGAATGGAAAACGGCACAGGGCCATCATCTGTTATTACTGTTCGTAAGGTTAGATATAGGTAGGCTGATATGAAACTTGTTAATTATGAAAGCCAAGAACAACTAAATACCATTAATGGACAAATACACAATTACGCAAATGAAATTGCGTATGGTGCAGACCAAAGCGGATTGCGTAGTATCGCCAATAGTATCGCTAATATTAACGAACAGTATCAAAAGAAACTTGATGAAGATTTAAACATCGCTTATATGAACGCTGAAACAGACTACAAGAAACGTATTTCTGATGCGTTAACTAATGAGGATAGTGGCTTACTACATACATCATTAGGCGGTGCAGCTAATATAGGCTACTCTTTTAATGAGATAGAGAGCAAGGCTAGACACGAAATACTAGATAATCTACCTAACAATAATCGAATTAGAGATAGATTTTTAAGAATGGCAGATAACGATACAATCGCCAATAGCACAAGGGTTCAAGTACACGAGCGGTCAGAACGTGAAAAGTACAAGGATGTTACTTTTAATAACAACCTAGACCAATCTAAACAAATAGCCGTACTTGGTTTTAATAACCCTAATGTAGTACAAACTGCATTGGATGGTATTGGTAAGAATATCGAATTAATGTATGGTGATCGTGGCGAAGAATTTGTAAAGGGTAAAAAGCAAGAAGTATACGATACTATAGGTCAAAGTGTTGTAAATGAAGCGGTAACAAGAAACGATATAAAATACGGCCCGCAGGTTATTGCAGCATTGCGGCAAGCAGGGGTTAGCGAGGGGATACTAGCCAAGGCTGATGCAGCGTTTCAACAAGTTAATTCGCAACAAACTATAAATGGAAAGATTTCTGGTGATGTTGATACATATGGTGAGGGTGGACGAGAAAAAGCAGCCGATGCATATGTAAACGGATTGAGAAATCAAAACAAAGGCGGTTCTATCAACATTGCTGCATTAGATAGTGCGGTGAATGGTTCTATTGGTAAACCTTATGTATTAGGTAGTGATGGCGGCGATGCTACTGATTGTGGCAAGTTTACGCTTGATACATTAGCAAGTGCAGGTGTTACCCTGAATTATAGAACGGCTGATGGACAATACCTACAAGCCGAACAAGAGGGGAAACTTACAACCGATATTTCACAGGCTAAAAAAGGCGATTTAGTATTCTGGCACGTTCCAAGTAATGAAGCTAGATGGGCAACAAGTGATGACCCTAGTGCTATTAACTCAGATGATAAAGCCTATAAAGGGGTAACACATGTAGGTGTATATATGGGTGATGGTAAAGTTGCACAAGCTGGCAGTAGTGGTGTATCAATTGTTGGTGCTGACATTTACCCTATAGTTGGTATTGGTAAGTTTAGCGGTAGCGGTAGACAATTAACTGATGGTGAATTGTTGGAAGAACGCAATATGTATCTGAAAGCTTACGATGTTGAAGTCGGAAAGCGAAAGAAAGCACGTGCTGAAGAGTTGGAACGGCAAAAGAAAGCAATTCAACTACAGTATTTAGAAATGCAGAAAAACGGCGCATCTAATGCTGAGTTAGCTAATTTTCTTGATAACGCTACTGCAGGTAACGAGGAACTAACACTTGCATTTGGTGGTGTTAGAAATAGATACATAGCGGCGGAACGAGCAGAAGCGACTGCAGCTAATAATGCAGCATACAAAACTAACATTGTACAGATGATACAAAGTGGCACACCTGCTAGCGATATTTTAAAATATGCAGCAGAAAACGGAAGTCTTTCCATGCAAGAGATGAGCCAATTAAACAAAGAATTAACAGATAGAGATAACGGAACTGGTTCATATTCTGTTGATTTATCCGCCGTTCAATCTGTAATGAGTGATGCAATGGACGGATTAAAAGATAGTCAAAAAGGCTTGTTTAAAGATGGTTTTAGAAAAGATTTTAGCGCATGGTATCAACAGTACATGATGGAACATGGAGAACCACCAAGCGTTGGTGATCAGATATGGTATGCAAATCAAATTGCAGGCCCTAAAGTTATACAAACAACACAAGTAGACCATTTCTGGGAGAGTGGAGAAAACTATCAAAGTAATGTGGCACTTGCAACGTTGCGTGGTGCAGGATATGTAGACTACAAGCCTGTAATAGGTGATGATGGCGGACACTACGTAAGGTTATATAGAAATGGTGGTACGGACGAAAACGGCGATTACAACGATTACGATGAACGTACATTCCATCAAACATTTGGTGATTTAGATAATTAAGGAGATAGCATAATGGCTAATCAATGGCATTTTAACAAGTATCAACCGAACGGCACAGTCAACTTAAACGAGCATCAAACAGATTTAAAACCTGTTAACGGTGTTATTGGCAATGCTATTGATGCGGTATCATCTATTGCTGATACTGTAAAGGATAAGCCATTCATAGTTGATACAACAGGTAATGACAATAAAATGCTTGTTGCTGATAGATTAAAAGCGATTGCAGATACAACAGGTATTGACCCTAGCATTGCATATAATGCAACATTCAGAACATCAGCATTACAATTCAAATATAATAATGATGAATTGAAAGCCAATGCTGCACTTGAATATGCTAATAAACTAAACATCGGTGCTGATGTAATTATGAATAGCAATGAAGATGGATTTAGAACTGCTGCAACATTAGCTGCACAAGTTGATAGGGGTAGAACAGTACAAGAAATCTATGATGAATACCCAGAAATGTATAAAGTTAAATACAACTCACAAGCCGAGGGTATTCAAGCTATTCAAAATTTACAATCAGTAAAGGCTACACGCGGTATCTTTGATAGCATCCAACAAAGTGTATGGGCTATGAATGACCAAATGAAACTAGGTGATGTTGGTTTTGAAATGGCACATACAACCGATACGGATAGAATTAAAGAACTCAACGATGAAATGGAACGCTTGCAAGGTAACTTGCAGCAATACAGAAAAACGGATGCACTAAATCCATTACAATCGATTGTAGGTGATACGGCAGCACAAGCCTATATGATGGGTAAACAAGGCGGTAGAGGTGCAATTATCGGTGGTGCAATCGGTGCGGTAATTGGCGGTTTAACTACCGATGGTGTAGGTATAGGCGCAGGCGCAGCAACTGGTGCTAAATGGGGTGGCGGTGCTGACATGGCCTATGAAATGTACAAAATGTCATTTGGTAATAAATACCTAGAACTCATCAATAAACGTGATGCAAATGGCAACAAAGTATACTCTAATGATGAAGCTTATAAATACGCTATGACATATGCTGCAGTTGATACAGGTATTGAAATGGCATCTACACGTTTTATGATTAAGGGTGTAGGTAAGGTAGCGCCTAAAGCGGTTATGTCAAAAGTATTACAAGGTGCTACAAGTGATACAATAGCAACATTCAATAGAGGTATTGGCACTACTGTTGCACAAATGGCCAAAGCATCTGTTAAGGCTGGCGGTTCTGAATTAGTCGAAGAGGGCTTGCAAGACATCAACGAAAAATTCCAACATAACCTATACCGCAATGCTAATGACCCAGAGGGAGCATATTCCATAGGTGATATGGCGGTAGGTGCAGGCGGTGCAATGCTACAAGCACTACCAGCCGTTATTGGTTTAGGCGCAATTGGTGGCGGTGTGAGTGGTATTCACACTATGAAAGCATTCCATGAATTTCAAAAGTTAACACCTGAGCAGCAACAACAAGCCGTGATGGCTGAACAAAATCGAAATGGTAATGCTATCATGCAAGCATTGAAGCAAGATGCATCGTCAAACAAAATGGCAAAAGAAAACCCTGAACTGTACGGAAAGATTGTACAAGCACAGGGCGATAATGTAGGTGTATCTACTGCATATGTAAATGTCAACGAAATGGCGGAAACGGAAGAGGGCCAACAAGCCATTAAGAATATGATTGATAGTGGTTTGGTAACGCAAGAGGAAGTATCGAAAAGCATTGAAGCTAACGCAGATATTCCTGTACCAATCGGGAAGTATGCACAGTTGAGCGGTGGCTTGACGGAAGAAACTGTAAAGGCACTAGAAGAAAGCACATACTTTACTCGTGGCGGCATGAGCATGAAAACCCTTGAACGTGCAAAAGCGGAAGTGGAAGCCTTTAATAATAACCTAGTTGATGCAACAGAAAAGAAAGCTGAACGAGTTAAAGAAAGCATTATCCGTGATGAATTTGAAGATGCAAGCGATGTAGATCGTGAAGTACTAGACCAAGTATTCACTAACCCTACACAGGTTAAGCAAGCATACAATAACTTGTACAAAAATCTAGTACAAGAGTATCGTGAAAACTACGCAAGCGACTTTGACAACATGGACAATGATATTAAAGAAGCTACGGCGAGTGGTGTAGAGCCACAATGGTTGACTGATTATAAGTCTAATAATGGCGGTAAAACACCACGCACGAATGCAGAACGTAGACGAGCAGCGTACCATTCAAGCGTAGCAAAAGCACAAACTGCATTCGCTGATAATACGGAAGCACTCAACCAAAGCAATATCCATCATGCTGATATGGAACATACGCTACAACAAATTGAAAGCCTTGAGAGATTGCATGATAAGATTTTTGCCCTAGCAGATAACGATATAGCGTTACGGATGCAATTATCCAAGAGTGGCTATGATGTGTACAACAAAGTAGTTAAAGCGATTGGCGAAAGTACCGATAGAAAACAACGTGAAACGGCAAAAGCTAATGCGTTGTTAATGGCACAACATGCTGATGTAATGGCACAATATATGCGGCAAATGGGCCGTGGTGGTTATACTGCTATGGATTATTTCCGTGATAGTGTGCGTATCAACATGGATGCGGTTTTAGAAAACCAAAAAGGGTATGCACAAACAAAAGCACGAAACCTCGTAGCGTATCACAATATAAGTGCAGATGGTTTATCTAAAGCATTGAAACTCGGCGGATTACCTGTTCCATCTATTGCAATTACAAATAAAGATATTGAGTATAATAACTTTGGTGATATTTCTTTGGTAATTCCAAAAGAAGTTGTAGATCCGAAAACTACACCTATTTTTAGTAGAGATGCATGGACACAAACATTCCCTCACATCTTAAAAGCGTGGAGAGAAGAAAACGCTAGTGAATTGTATGATAAGATGCTACCAATTCTGAAAGAGTTAAAAGCAGAAGATGGACAATTGAAAGCGCTAAAAGATGCAAGAGTAATGGATATTGATGATAGTACATCTATTGACTTTGTAGAACGTATATTTAACAAAGATGAGGTTAAATACTATTTCTTATCTACTTTGGGTAAAGCACCTAAAATTAAATATGGTACACATAAAAATGGTTCTACATACATCGATAGCATCAAATTACGTGAAGATATAGATAAAAAACTCAATGTAAAGGCTACTGCAAAATCATTTGAAGTATGGAAAAATAATGTAAGAGAAAGTCTACTTGGCGAACCAAAGATTGAAGTTAATGGCCGTAAAGTTGATTTAACCCTCGAAAACGTTGTAACCGCTATGGTTGGACAACAACAAAACAAACAAAAAGGTATGTTTGGTAATACTAAAGGTTCTGTAATTGCTGCTAGTGCAAAACGGATCAAGAGTATGAAATCTCTAAAATCCGAAGCAGAAAATAAAATTAGTGGTGATATAGATTTAGAAGATGAACGAAATAATGCTAACAAAGCCTATGAGGAAGTTAAACAAAATATAGATGCGTTCATGAGTGAAATGGTTGAACACTACGAATATAGTAGCAGTTTTGATGCATTTGACGATGCATTGCAAGTGTTAATTGCCATGCAACAAAAAAAGAAAGATTTCAATACCGCAGCACGTTCTAATTATTTCACACCTACAGACGATATGAGAGAAAAAGCAGAAAGTATTGTAGATGCAATCTCTAATTTACCTGTTAGGTATTTTGAAGCTAAACCGCAAAGAGCCGTAAAATTTGATGAAATCAAAGCTGCAATCGTACCTAAAGGAACGGATAAAACTTTGATTAAAGGGTTAAAATCTCATGGAATACATATCGAAGAATATGAGAATGGTGTAGAAAATAGTAGGGTTGATGCTACTAAACGTGCAGATGAAGTAGTAGAATTATATTTTCAAAATGTAAATGGTTTAACAGAAATCATGAGTGATGGCGAACGTATTATCAGCATTTTCAAGACAGCTGATAGAAGTACATTCTTGCACGAAATGGGCCATGTGTTCTTTGATGATATTCAAAAACTGGCATCAATGGACAATGCACCTAAACAATTACTTGATGATTGGAACGCACTCAAAGAGTGGAGCGGTTGGGTTGATGGCGAAAACATAGATAACACCAAAGCACATGAGAAATTCGCACGAGGTTGGGAAAGTTACTTACGAAGTGGCGAAGCACCAACAAAAGGACTACAACGAGTATTCCGTCAATTCTCTAAATGGTTAACTCGTATTTATCGTAGTGTTCAACGATTAGGCGGTGAAGTACCATCTGACATTAAGGATATAATGGCACGCATGATTGCAACACAAGATGATATTGAAAACTACGCACACGAGCAAGCATTAGAACAATTTGAGAATACAAAATTGTATCAACAGTTGAGCGAAACAGAACAAGCACGAGTGCAAGGCTACATTGCTGATATTAAAGAAAAAGCAAAAGAACGTGTAATGCGTAAGTACATGAAAGAGTTAGACAATCGACCTATTAAAGAATGGGAAGAAGTGAAAGACGATGTACAAGCTGAAATCGAAAAACGTTTAGTCGAAGAGTATCCTATCTACAAAGAACACCAACGATATATGGTGTTTGGTGCAGATGCATTGAAAGATACGCAATACCAAACTATTGAGGGGTTAGAAAAGGCGGAACGTGATGAGGCTGGCAGTACTTACGATGAAGCAGTAGCACAGGAAATGAAAAACGCTAGAAATGAGTTTGTTAATGATCCGAACGCAGGCAAATCCAACCAAGAAATAGCCGAAGAAATGTTGCTATCCAATCAAGGTCAAATGGAACTTACACAAGAGGAAGCACGCTTGATTAAGGCACATACTAATAAGGAACTAGCTAAAAACTGGGTATTATTGGATAAGTTGCAAAAGCTAGATGTAAATAGTGAAAACCTAGATGCAGAACTAGCACCGATTGAGCAAGAACTAACTAAAGAACAATTGCTACGAAAGGATAAAGCAAAAGTTGATAAAGAGTTAGGAAGTGTTTCAAAAGAATTAGATAAAGCCAATGATGAAATCGATAACCTAAAAGCACAACAAGAGCAAATCAAAGCACAGGCTAAAGAGCGTGAGTTTGATTTAAAAGATAAAAACAACGAATTATCTAAACGCTTAACGGCAATTACAAATCGATTAGATAAAGTGCTAGAGCAAAAAGAACGTTTACAAGATCGTATGCAAGAACGCATGGATAATAAAGTATTATCTAAGGAAGAACGAATTGAAAAGCTAATGGATACGTTGCAAGAACGCATCGATGCGGTGCGTGCAATTCGTGATGGTGGATTTGGTACTATTCCGAAATACATGGAACGTGCTAAAAGAGAATTAGGCGATTTGACCTTATCTCAAGCTAGCCAGTACAAGAAATACCAAAATCAAGCCGTACGAGATAGCAAGAAAGCAGATAGTGCATTAGCTACTGGCAAAGTAGATGAAGCATTACAGGCTAAACAATCACAAATGCTAAACCAAGCAAGGGCAAGAGTAGCGTTTGAAAATTCAAAAGCTATTAAGAAATTGCGTGTTAAATTGTTAGACCAATTGAACCGCATGACACGCAGTCAAAACCCTATCATGGTTGAGCCTAATATGCGATATTTCTACACACATATGGCATATCAAATGGGATTGACTAAGTATGATGGATTGCAACCTGTTAATGGGTTTGACATGATGGCCGTAATTAAAGCACTCGATGCAGATGCTGACATTATGGGCGATAAAGAAGCGACTGTACAACTTGAACCATGGATATACGAAATGTTCGATGCTAAATCACCTAGAACGTTTAGTACTCTTAAAATGAGCGAACTCGAACAGTTAGAGGAACTCATGACAGGGATGTATAAAAATGGTAGAACTCAATATGAGGGTACTACATTAATTGACGAAAGCGGTAATAATGTTACATTCGATGATGCTATATTCCAAATTATTGATAAGGCGGCCGAAACATTTGGTAGAGATAATGGGAATGTATTCAATGAGTTAAACAACCGCAGCCGTGCAGATGCATTGTCTAATACATTGAATAACTTTAACTTATCATTATTGAAAGCGGAAACATTCTTACGCAGGTTGGATGGCGGAAAGAATGGACCTGCAGTTAGATATATTTACGAGCCAATTAATAAAGCTACTCAGAAATTTAACGAGTACAAAGAAATTGCGATGCGTAGATTAGCAAAAGATGTAAGTGCAGTATATTCCAAGAAACAACTCTTTGATGTTCGCAATGATCATCTATATAACGTAGGCGAATTACGCAATGTTACCAAAGAGCAAATCATCATGCTTGCCTTGAATTGGGGAACAGAAAAGAATAGACAACGTGCATTGGAAACTATCCAAAGTAATGAAGTAGAAATGGAACGAGCGTTCCAAGAATACATGACCGATAAGGACTGGGAATTTGTTATCCGCACATGGGAACATATCAATTCATTCTATGAAGAGCGTAGTAAGGTACAAGAGGAGTTGTATGGTAATCCTTTGAAGAAAGAAAAGGGGATTACATTTACAATTGGTGGTAGAGAAATTCAAGGTCAATATTTCCCTATTGTGTACAATCCTAAAGTAAGTGCTAAAGTATCTGATTTCCAAACAGAGGATATTGCTAAAACGATGATTGCTAGTAATGCAATCTTTGGTACAGGTATGGGTGCTACTAAATCACGTTTGGATGTAGTCAAAGGCAAGTCCTTGATGCTTGATTTTGATGTTATCCCTAATGCGATTACAGAGGCTATTAATCACGTTACTATGCGAAAAGCTGTAACTGATGTAAATAAGCTGATAGGCAATAGCCGTTTCCAAGAGTACATCGTTGATAAATTCGGTATGGAAACCTATCAATTCTTGCGTACTTGGGTTCGTGATAACTGGAAAGATGAAGCAGCGAAACTCGATGCATGGGGTAGATTGGTTATGACACTCAAGAAAAATACCTCTACCGCAGTTATGGCTGGCCGTGTATCCGTAGCATTACAAAATGCGTTGAATATTCCTGTTGCCATGTATCGTATAGGCGTAGGTAATACATTAAAAGCAATTAGTGATGCTGGTATGGGGTTCTATGGTGTAGGTACAGCCAAGTACAACGCAACACGTGATTTTGTTTTAGGTCAATCAATCTTTATGAGGGAACGTGTTCAAACCCTAGATAAGGATTTGAAACAAGGGCTATCCATTGAGGGTAAAGGCTTACGCATAGGTGACACAAATGTTGGTGGTTATAAGGCTGAACAATTAGCTAATATCCGTGATGATATTAACCAAATGGGATTTAGACTTTTAACAGAAACTGATTTTGCCTTGTCTATTCCTATATGGAAATTTGCATACGATAAGAAAGTATTAGAATTACAAAGTGTTGAAGGAGTAACGGCAGAATTTGTAGAACAGGAAGCTATTAGTGCTGGCGATAGAGCCGTAAGAGATATATTCGGTAGCGGCGATACAAAAGACAGTGCAGGCATCCAACGTTCAAGAAATGCACTCACTCAACTATTTGTACCATTCTACTCATACGCTAACACTTTGTACAATATCATTGCTGAGGGTAACTATGCACGGAAAGACCAAGGCAACTACGGACAATTCGTGCGTATGCTATGGTGGACATTGACGGCACAAGCACTAGGCATGATGGTATACAAAGCCATGACAAATGGAGACGATGACAAGCCAGAAGATTTAGTTAAATCCTTTGGGGAAGAATTGGTATCACAAGCTACTATGGGTGTACCTATTGTGCGTGATATTTCCAACATGGCTATGAAATACATTCTAGGCGAAAAGGTATTCAATAAAGGGAATACAGTAATGGCTGCATCAATCGTTGAAAAGCTATATGATGTAGGCAATGCGATTGTATCACCTAACAAAGGTGCTATGGATGTAGGTAGAAGCCTATCACAAGTATCTAACCGCATCACAGGTTTTAGTGATACTGTAACAGATGGACTATGGACATTAGCTAAATTTGCACTAACGGACACGGATGCAAAACTAGAAGATGTCATTATGGCTATCATGTTTGATAGACGATTGAAAGATAAAAAATCTAAGAAGAAAGATAAACATTAATAAATAAGGACTACTCAATTATGGGTAGTCCTGTTTAATTAGAAAGGGGAACAAATATGATACCAGAGGTCAATAAACCTAGTGTAGTTTATCAATGTGATGGAGTTAATAAAAAATGGATATGGCCGTATGACTTTTACATGATTGAAGATATAGCTTTAATCATGGTGGATGCAGACGGCACAGAAAGCGTACAAACAGGCAATATCGATTATGACAAGGAAAACAAAACTTTAACATATCCTGCTGATGGTGATCCATTAGACAATACTCACAAGATTATTCTCGAACGTAGAACACCAATTAAACAAGATACAGATTTGCCTGATGAGTACCCTTTCCAAAATATCGAACACATGACAGATAAGGTAACATTAATTTTGCAAGAAATGCAGGAGAAAATGAACCGAGCCTTATTAATCCGTGTAGGTAGTGATGAGGATGCAACAACAGTTGCACGGAAGATTGTAGATACATCGACAAAGGCAGCAAATGATGCTATCAATGCATACGAAAAAATCAAAGCAGAAAGTGATACTATCAACGCTAATGCAGAAACGATTAAAACGCTAGGCGGTGAAATTACAGAATTAAGCCGTACAGTTGATGATAAACTAGCGACTAGTAATACCGCACTCGATGTATCAAGTGCTAATGTAACAAAAGCAGAAAAGCTAGTAGCAGATGCAAAAGCATATGCAGGACAAACCACAGTTGATAAGCGTGATATTAATGAGTTGGTTAATCAAACACGCACGTTAAAAACAGACATTGATAATAAACAAACATCGATTGCAAGTAACGCTATCAAGGCAACTGATGCGGCGAAACGTGCAGAAGTCGCAGCTAGTAAAGCGGAACAAATCGCCTTGCCTAATGGCGGTGGTTTGATTACAAAAACCGAAGCAGATACAAAGTTTATTCCTAAAGATAGCCTATATGGCATCGTATCCGTTAAAGACTTTGGGGCAGTTGGTGATGGTGTAGCTGATGATACCACAGCATTTAAACGTGCTAATGATAATTTGAAAAACAAGATATTGTTAATTCCTAATGGCATCTATAAAGTGAATGAACATGTTTCGTTTGATACTGTTGATAGTGTTATGGATATGGGTACATACAATAACATCAAGCCGTTCTATCCTACAGAAACACCAATGTTAAAAGGCGCATCAAATATCGCATTTGTTAAAAACATCCAATATGGTGATGAGGTTAACCAATGTCAAGGCTTTACTTATAACGAGAAAAAGAATGTATTTGTACTAGCATGTATTAATAGCGATGGTACAAAACAAAACTTGTACGAACTCAATCCAGATACATTTGAAATCGTAGGTACATATAAGTTTAGCGACCCTGACAAAATGGGCCATTGTAACACTATGTGCTACAACAAATACACCAATAGAATTTATCTTGCTAATGGCTTGAAGAATGGTAATAATTTATCTGTATTTAATGCTGACACAATGACATTTGAAAAGACCATCACATTGAATGAGCGTGTATTTAATATTGGATATGATCCTATCACACGAACTTATGTGAGCATTGTACCAATTAGCGGTCAACAACGCTTACGTGAAGTCAACTTGTACAATGATGATTTCCAAAAGATGAAAACATATCAAATTGACTACCAATACGATGACTTTAACAACAATGGTGCATTAATGCTTAACGGATGCATAATGAGTGCAACGCTCGGTAGTTTGGTAGAATGTACACCATTCGGAACAGTTAAACAGATTATCGAAATCAATAGAACTACTGAAATCGAAGATATTGCATATTGTAATGGTAAATTCTATTTTGCAGTATTAACAGAAAAGCCTAGTAAACGGCATCAAGTCGATATTTATGTAGGCAATCCAAACCGAGATTATCAAAACTCAATCAATACGGCTCGATTGGCAAGCCTAGACTATTTAAAACTCACAGGCGGTAATGTAACAGGTTCAATCGTACTCAATAACAATACATTGTTAGAGGGTAAGAAAACCGATGGACATGGTGTGCGTATTGGTAAAGTATCTACATCTGATGCGGTGGAATTGGGAGACCCTAGCGTACCTGTATATTTAACAGGTACTACATTGAAACACTATGATGGCACAGATAGTAGCACAGTATTAACTACTAAACATTATGACACGGCTATTTATAGTAAGGCTAAAGCCGATGAAGTATTTGTCAAAAAAGGTGATGCAGGTTCATTTGGTTTTCCTTATTCTAAATTAGATACCGCAACAGATTGGAATACACTCACAACGCAAGGATGCTACGAAATCAATTTCGATGGTGGTGCTAACAATCCGCCACGAAGTCATAAGCAAGGTATGTTGATTGTCTTTAATTTTGGAGATGGTAAACTAATCGACCATACACTACATACATTAAATGGTGAAACCTATCATCGTACTTTTATGGCTAATAAATGGGGGAGCTGGGGAAGAGTACAAACATCGTTGAATAGTAGATTGCAATTATGGAGTGCGAACGGAATAAACGAGGTATACATAGATGGCTGAAATAATTACCACAGGAAATATTAAATATAATTTAACCGAAAACCCTAGGAATTTAGCAGACGATAAATATATTATATTTGTTATAAATTCTAAAAAGTATTATGGCAGAATTAATAATAGTAAACAATTTAAAAATCAATTAATATTTTCAATTTCCAATCAAAAGTTTTATTTACAGAAAGACCCTAAAAAATTTATAGGAGTTTTTGTAAAACTATATAATGGACTCTTTATCGATAAAACCACTTACTATTGGTTTCCAGCTGGTAAATATAGAATTTCTTCTAACGGAAAGGAAAGATTAAATGAATTAATCACAATTGGTGAAGATAAGGAAATACCACTATATCTTGAAATTGATGATTCAAGATTGGGGTTTGAGCTTCGTGGATATTTTGATGATAATCGTGCGATTACAAGACGAGGTGCAACTGAGTTTAAGATTGAAAGGATATCAGAATGATAGAAATCTTTATTCCAATATTTAACGAGGTGTTTAACGTGAGTGAGGCGGTACGCATATCATTGGCTATATTTACAACAGTTATCCTTGTGTTTATAGATACAGTATTACGAGTGCTAGTTGAAGCCAGAAATTACAATTTGGCAACAAAGAGAGAAGTTACAATCAAAAATACTATACTGGCTATCCTATGGAGAGGTTGGGCGGTAGTAGAAATTGACGGAAAACCTAAACGATTTTTAGTAAGCGGAAAGCTACGAGCGGATATGACTAAGAAATTAGTCAAATCCTATCCGTGGCTTTTTTTGTTAGCCTTTATTCTACTAACATTGCCTGATGTAGTAGTACCAGTATTGGGCCGTGTTGATGTATTCCTATGCACATTGTTGTATTTGATACCTATATTTATCGAATTAGCATCGTGCGTAGAAAACATGATAGAACTCGAATTAGTAGAAACGAGGTGGTTTAAGCGTGCGATAGGGTTATTTAAACAAGTGATTGATTTCGTTAAATCGGTAAAGGAAGCGATTAAATGAAGATTAACTATGAGGATATGATTACGCTGATTGCCTTGGCTAGTGCGTTAATCATGACTATCTATCTTGAACAAAAAGATTTAGCAAGCGTGATAGTCGGTGTATTGGGCGGTTATATCGGTGCAACTGGCGGTGTTAAGCGTTCCCAATACATGAATAATGGGGGTAGTGTTGATGAAAAAAAGGAGTGCGAAAAATGAACGAATTAGGGAATTTGAGTGCAGTATATGAGAGTAATGGAGACCCTGCTTGTGTATCAAGTGGGGTTAACGATGCAGGCGGTATTTCCTATGGTACATATCAATTAGCTAGTAATTGCGGTAGCGTTGATGAATTTTTAGGTTGGGGATTGCGGCAAGGTGGATTTTATACAGACTACGCAAGAGCATTGGTAGATAGTGGCGAAATCAATAGTGATGAGTTTATCGACCAATGGAAAGAACTCGGAACGATTGATAGACAAGGATTTGCACAAATGCAACATGACTACATCAAGGCTAAATACTATGATGTAGCGTGTAAGTTATTACAAGACAATATGTTCCATGTAGATAAACACTCCGATACATTGAAAGATGTGATATGGAGTAGAACAGTACAATATGGTGTAGGTAATATCGTTGATATGTTCCACGATGCATTAAAGTTAATGGAAAAGGCCTTGAATTTAGAATTGCCTAATCTATCCTACGTTGATGATAAACGTTTTGATTATGACCTCATCGCTTGTATCTATGATGTGTGCATGACTACTGCATGGAATAATAGTGCATTACGTGATAACTTAAATGAACGTTTCGCCGATGAAAAATTTAGAGCGTTGGAAATGCTACAAAATGAATTAAATGAGGTGTAAGCCATGTTTATTAGTAAGTTAGTACAAACTATCAAGGAACACTACAAAATAGCCGTAGCGATTGCCCTATGCGTTTTTATCGCTATTGTAGGTGTGTTGATATATCATTACAAACAAAAAGAAATAGAAAAGCCTGTTATTGTTACACAAGAGCAGGCTAAATCACCTCAAGAATTATCAAAGGCAATTCATATTACCGAACAGGAAGCACAGGAAGTTATTTCTAAAAAGGAAAGAGCTCAACCGATAGCGACTTATTACACACAAGCACCAACAGTTGAAGTCGCAGCAGAACAGGTGAAACAGGATATTGCACATAGCAATCCTAACCTACCAAAAGTGGCTACTGAAAAATCTGATAGAACCGCAGTAGTTGCTAACACCGATGAACAAAAAGTCGATGTGTACAAAATTAATCTAAACAAAGGACACAAGATAAAAGCTGGTGTTACTTTGATAGATAATAAAGCCTATGAAACTATAGGCTATCAAGCAGGTAAGTTTGAAGTGTTAACACATTTCAATGGACAACATTTAGAGGGCGGTAGCGTACTTTACACAGTAAAGGAATGGTGATCTAAATATCTCCGAGTTGCACGGATTGCAACAATCAACTGTTAATTGACAGTTGGAAAGAATTACTTTATAACTGAAAGGAATAACACAATGGCACAAGTATTTACATTTGAAGGAAAAACACATCAATTCGCAGAAGATATTCAACCAAACAAAGAGGGGTTATACATGGCAACTCTTAAAGATGGTGATAACGTAACATGTGAAATGTGGTTCGTGAATGGCGAACTACACCGATTAATTGAATTAGACTAAACGTATTAGAGGGTAGCTTAATTGCTACCCTCTTTTTTTATTTCGTCAAATATTCGTCAAATTCTAATTGTAAAATATGGTAAAATATGAGAAGTAATGTTTACCGAAACTAAGATTAATTGCAAGTATTACAATAATTGTGAAATAATTGATAATTCACAGTAAATTGGAGTATAATATATTGATATGTTATGACCATGGAGGAGAAAAACATGAAGCGGGTTCTAGTATCCGTAAAAAGTGTACAACGA